CCTTTCGAGTAACCGCGCCAGGACTGGATGAACTTCACCACTACGTTATCGTTGCTCATGTCATCACCTTGTGTGACTGGGAATCAGAAAGCGCCCCGCCTGCTGGCGGGGCAGCGGGTTACATGCCGGCGCCCCACTTGACGCCGACGCCAACGGTGATGCACTCGACGTGACGCGGGCCGAAGTCATGCTTAGCGATCACGCGCACCAGCGTCTGGTCGCGCTGGAAGGCGCTGACCATGTTGCCGGCGCCGTCCTTGTAGGCAGCTTCCTTGCTGAAGTCGATGACAAGGTCCATGTCTTCACCGATCATCATGTCGGCGAAGTTAACGAAGTAGATTTCGGACTCGTTGCCGTCGTCGCCCAGGTTGACTGGGATCTGGTTGCTTAGGCCGACCGGGTAGCCTTTCAGCAACATCTGGTCGATCTCGGGGTACGCCTTGTTGCCGTTGCCGTCACGCTGTGATTGGAGCCAGCGCAGGGTGCGCGGGTGCATCAACCAGCCGCAGCTGGCCATCATCACGTTGGCGGTTTCGATGCGCAGCATCAGGCCGCCCAGGAACTGGTCAATCGCCGTTAGGTCAGGATTCACCGGAGCAGGCAGCACATGCTGCGCAATAGCCCAGTGGCGGAGACCCTTCGGCAGTACGCCGGAGCCGTCAGCACGAATGAAGTGCAGATCCTCCGACAGGCCCATGCTGACCGTCAGGTCGTTGGCAACGAGGCTATCGACGCGGGGGTTCACGCCAGACATGCGCAGCAGATCGTTCGAAACAGGCACCAGCGCCGCAGCCTTCTTGGCCGACAGCTTGGTGTCACCAAACGTCATGCCGGTCAGCGGGATGTCCTGCTCGGTGCCGATGTAGGTCACCACGGTGTTGCCGGTGATACGTGGCATGGTCAGGTTGCCGTTGTTCAACGGCAGGCTGGTCACGCCCATCTTGCGCAGCACCGAGGTCGGGCGAAGCGACTCGATAACGTCGGCGGCGAAGTTGGTCGGCACCAGCACGCCGCCGGCACCAGGTGTAACGGTCGACAATGCCATCTGCACGTCGGAGCCGAAGTCACCATCCTTGGCCATCTGCGCCGCGGCCTGCTGGTTGCCCTGCGCTGCAGCCAGGAGGCGAACCATTTGCGCCATCTTGGCGCCGGGGATGCTTTCTTTACCGTCACCACCATGCATGCGGCTGGCGGGCGGGCTCTGTGCGCCTTGGGCGCCTTCGCTTACCGGCACCGCCGACAACGCAGCAGACTTCTCTGCCGCCTCAGCGCGGGACAGCTTGGCGCTCAGATCAGTGATCTGGCTTTCCAGACTAGTGAAATCAGCCAGCTGCTCGGCGCTCAGGTTCTCGCCACCGGCCTCCAGCTTGGCCAACGCCTGCAGCTTGGTGTTCAGCTCGGCGCGTTCGCTACGCAATTTCAGTACAAGGGACATGCTGCCTCCTAGGCATAAAAAAACCCGCACTAGGCGGGCTGTGTGACTGCCGCGAACGCGGTCAGAGTTGGGCTTGCAATGCAGCGGCGCGGGCACGCACCGACAAATTTCCTGAGCCCCGAGTTGAGCGGCTTTCCGCGACGACTCGGGACAGATGGTCTACAGCGTCCTGGGGGCTCTGCAGGCGATCAGCCAAGCCAGCCGTGATGCCGTGCTGCCCGCTGTACAAGCCGGCCTGCGTGGCGATCACCTTCTCCACCGCAAGGCCACGGTATTCAGCAATGGCGCCGACGAACATCTGATAGCTCTCCTGCACGATGTCCTGCAGCACCTTCATCGACTGATCCGTCAGCGCCTCGTGGGGGCTGAGGTCGTTCTTGTGGTCACCAGCGAACACGGTGGTGACCTTCACACCCGCGTTCTCCAGCATCTTGGAGCGATCCAGATGCTTGGCGATGACACCAATCGAGCCAATGCCGCTGGTCTGGCTCACCACCACTTCACTGCAGGCCGCGGCAAGCAGATAGCCGCCGCTGTAAGCCGAGAAGTTGACCAGCCCGGTGATGGGCTTCTGCTGAGCCATCGCGCGAATGTCGGCCGCCAGCTCGAACGCGCCGACAGCGGCGCCACCGGGGCTGTCGATATCGAGCACGATGCGCTCGACCATCGGATCAGCCACCGCCGTACGGAGCTGGCGCCGCAGCTCTTCGTAGCTGGTCATCACCTCGCACATCTCCAGGTGAGCCGCACGGCTGACGAGGATGCCGCTGACGGGGATCACCTCGACGCCGGTACGGCCGATTGCCTGGCGGCGATGGTGCTCGGCCTGCTCCAGCCGAGCGCCATAGTCGTCATCGTCGTGCCACAGGTTGGCAGCACCCTCCCCTTGGGCCTGGGCGCCGATATTGATGATGTTCAGGTGCATGGCTTGGTTGGCCCAGCCGACACCCAGGTCGAGCATTTCCGGCGTGATCAGCAGCGGCTGGTTGAATAGCATGCTGGCCGCTCTCAAGTGGCGCTTCATTGTTGGAGAATCCTCGCGATCTCAGCCTGCTGCAGCTCAAGCTGCGCACGCACGTTGGGGTTGCTCAGGTCGGCGCCCTTGCCTACATCAACCATGTTCAGGGGCTGCAGGTAGAGGTCGCCACCGTGAACCGGTGGCATGTTCTCCAGGCGGCGGATGTCGTTGACCGACAGCCAGCCCCACTGGCGACCGATGGCGTAGGCTTCGTAGCGGCTCTTTTGATCACCACGCATGAGCCCGGATAGGTTGAACTCGATGAAATGGGTACGGCGATCTTTGGGCAGCAGGAAGTCACGCATCATTGCCTGCTCGTGGCGCTTGGCCCACGGCAGCAACGCGAACACCACGAACTGGATCAGCAGTTGCTCGATGGTGTTGTAGTTGGCTTTCTCCAGGTCGTTCACCATCGGCAGCGGGATCTTGTAGATTCGCGCGATGTTGGTGCCGGTGAGCTTGAGGATGTTCACCACGTCGGCGTCGACGTTGCTCATGGATATGGGCTTGAACGTCATTCCCTCTTGGAGCAGCGCCACCTTCTTCGCGTTGTCGATGCCGCTGTACTTCTCACCCCACTGCTCAATGATGTTATCGATGCTGCGCTGATCCTTGATTGCAGCAGCCTCACGGGGACGCTCGATCACGCCGGAAACAGTCGCACCGTTGGCGAACGACTTGCCGGTGTATCGGGTGATGGCCTGAGCCATACCGACCGTTTCAGCGTGCAGCTCGATAGGCGACAGCCCCGTGTAATGGTTCGTCGACGCCCAACGCACGTGGTGAATCATGCGCATCGGCACCGGCTCTGCTGTGCCGATGCGGTAGTACGGCAACAAGTCGGCACCCTTGAGCACCTGGGTCTTGTCGTTGTGCAATGGCCAAAGCGCTTTGACGTTGCCGTCATCGTGACGGTCGATCCAGGTGAAGCTGTTGCCCCGCAGACCGCACGCCATTTGCTCGCACTCGATTAGCTCGAACGGCGTCTGAAAGCCGTTAGGCTGATAGCGCAACACGTCGTACAGCGGGTGGTTGATTGCCGCGTCACGCTGGCCCTTGTCCTTGCGCTCGTAAACCTCCAGAGGCAGCTGAGCCAGACTCTCGGCCAGCAAGGTGACGCAGTTGTGCAGGATGGGAATGCCCAGCGCCGTTTCGGGCGTGATGGACACCCCGGCGCTGTTGCCGGAACCGGAACCGAGCATGCCGCGCCAGAAGTCGCCGAAGCTCTCCAGCGTGCCCTGCCGCCCGGTGCCGCGCAGGCTTGAGAAGAACATGCCTAGCCCCCCTTGGGTTTGAGTGCCGCAGCCGCTTTGTCAGCGATCCACGACCAGCCAACGAGGCCGAGGCCAGCAACGATGAACGCGGCCGGCACGTAGATTTGGGCAGCGCCGGCAACCAGCAGGCCGAAGCCCACCAGCCCGGCGAGCCAGGAAAGGATATGCAGCCAGTTGCTCATATGCCTACGCCTTCGTCGTAAATGGATTTTCCGCCGCCTGGTGGTGCGGAGCCGCTGACGCCGGTTGCGATGACCGCAGCCACAATGCCGTCGATCCGGCCGTTCGATTTCGCCTTGTCGACCTTGCGATTATTCGCAGGGTCGGAGGTGGTCACGGCGTTGGCGGCGCACATGGTCAGCACCGGGTTGCCGTCGTGCCGTAGGGTTTCCACCACTTCGTAGTCATCTGGGTCGAGGTCAATCACCTCGCCGTCTTCGTCGAGCGGCTGCGGCGCCATGCCCAGCAGGCGCCGCTCGAACTCATCCACGGCCGGGGACATGCTTTGGTAGCCCTGGCCGAACGGCACCATCTCAGGCAGCACGATGTCGTGCTCGAGCATCAGCTCTTTGAGGTCTTCAATCCGCCAGCGGTCGTAGCCAATCTGGTGAACGTCAAAGTAGCCGCAGATCTTCTGCAGGCGACGCAGCACGTGCAGCTTGCTGATCGCCCGGCCCGGCGTGGTTTCCAGATGCCCCTCGGCGATCCACACGCGGTACGGAACGCGGTCGCGATCCTCTCGCCCCTGCATATCGTGGTCGGGTATCCAGAAGTACGGCAGCAGCCGCCAGTGCGGATCTGCTTCGGTCGGATAGAACATCAACACGAACGATGTCAGGTCGGTGGTGCTGGCCAGGTCGAGACCCGCCACGCATGGCCGATTGCGCAGCACGCGCATCGGTACAGGCTCCGAAGCCCCCATCCACACGTCACCGCTGATCCACGGGTTTTCTGCCGCAGTCCATTCGCAGAAGTTCAGCCGCCGCACTACTGCCTCTTTGGCTGGCAGCCCTCGAACGCCCAGCACCTGCTCACGCAAGTAGCGGCGGCCCGGAATACCATCGGTGCGCCCCTCGGGGATGAAGTCGAGCGATGGGTTTACCTTGGGCCAGCACGTCTCATCCTTGAGCGGATCGTCTCCCTCATCGAGCGAACAGACGAAGGCAAAGAATGTGTCGTCGACGACATCGCCACGGCACACGCGTACAGCCTTGTCATGGTATTGGCCGGCGACGCTGTTCTTGTCAGACCCGCTGTTGGTGATCATCACCACCAGGGCGCGGCGCCGGTTCTTGGTGCCAGCGCGCATCATCTCAACGGCCGATGCCGTCTTGTGCTCGTGCACCTCATCAAGCAGGCCCATATGCGGGCGCGGACCGGATTGGCCATCGTCGTTACTGATCGCGCGGAAGAAGCTGTTGGTGTTCGGGTAGAACAGGTTCCAGATCTTTTCGTTCCTGCCGCTCTGCTCGATGCGGGCCGCCAGCTTCGGCGACATGGTGACCATCGACACCGCATCGCGGAACATGATCATCGCCTGGTCTTTCTTGGTCGCAGCCGCGTAGATCTCGGCCCGCTGCTCCCCGTCCGCCACCAGGCCATACAGCCCGATGCCTGCGATCAGCGGCGACTTGCCCGAGCCCTTGCCCGTCTCGATGTACGCCAGGCGGTAACGGCGAACACCGTCGGCGACGTACCAACCGAAAAGGCTGCCAACAACGAAGGCCTGCCAGGGTGCAAGCAGGAACGGGGAGCCCTCATAGTCGCCACCGTTGAGACACAGCACGTCTTCAAAAAAACCGATGGCGCGGTCGGCAGCAGCCTGATCCCAGATCAAACCGCGCAGCTCCCCCAGCTCCAGATCGCTCAGGTGCCGCTGACAGGCATTGCGGACATCCGGGCCGGCCACGATCTCGCCGGCCAACACCGTCCTGGCGAACGCCCGGACGCGGCAATCAGCTGAAGTATTTGTCAGCAGCGTCTCTTGCTGCATGGGGGAATAACTCGCCTTGGGGCGCCAGCGCCTTCATGGCGCGACGCGCAACGGGGGAAAAGCCGAACAATGCGCCAGCTTGGTTCGCGCGGCGCTCGGCATCGTTGGCCAGCTGCCGCCAGATGCTCAGCTGCTGGGCGCCGGTCTTGTAGGTCTGCACATCACCGCTGTCCTGCAACTTCTCGTTCAACGCAGCAATCTTGCGGCGGAAGCGCACCCAGTCGCCCACCGCCTCGCAGTAGGAGGCCAGGGCCATCATGTCCAACGTACTGATCCACCCCAGCGCCTCCAGCGCCTCCACAACCCGGTCCCATTCCTGCGAGCCCTCGGGGCTCAGGAAGTCGGGTTTCGGCGGAGCCTGTACTGGCACAGCGGGTGCCTGCGCAGCTGCCTGTAGCGCCGCCATACCCTGCTTGCTGGGGTCGCCGCGCAGCATGTGCACGGTAGCCGGCAGCGGTGACCGGCCCGAGTTGGCGTTTCCAGCCATCAATAATCCCTCCAGGGCTGAAGCCCCCGGCGGCCGGTGGGG